ATAATCATTTCCTACACCTCGAGCCACATCTACAGTCATTGCATAATCATGATTCTTTAAAGGAGTTTCATAAATGTCTAATCCAGCATTTTTTTGGACAGGCGAATCATAAACTAAAGTTTTTAATTTACTAGGAGCTATAAGTGTATCAACCGATCCCAAAAATTCACATTCAAACTCAATTTTGAATTGAGACTCTGATGTATTAGCAATGGTCTGTTCTTTCCACTTAGAATCTCTTCCTGGAACTTCACTCCAATGAACATCAGTAGGAGTATATTCATTTTTACCTCTTTCAGCATCATGCCACAAACGGTAGAAATGATTCATACCATGTGGAGTAGAAACTATAATAACTTTGGTTGACTTACCAGAGGTGATAGTAGGATAAACAGAACTAAAAAATGCATCAGCAATATGATTAGGAACAAACGCAAATTCGTCCAAAAAGAGGATATTAAAAGACATACCCCTGACAGCACTGGCAGAAGTAGAAGCAGCCAATATCTTAGATCCATTTTCTAATTCTAATGATCCTTTATTCCACGATAAAATTCCCTGTTGCATCCAACTAGGCAAATTTTCATAAGCAATTTGCAATCTACTTAAAAGTTCTCTAGCAGTAGATGCTTTGTTTGCAAGAATTCCTATATTAACACTATCATTAAATACAGCATAATGCAACAAAAATGCTACAACAGTGGTAGACTTACCAGTCTGCCTAGGCATCTTACAGATATTAAATCTTTTTTCATGAAAATTAGTTATTAATTCCTCTTGAAAATGATAAGGTTCAAAAGGCATCAAACCATGATCAAGAGTAACAATCTTTATATAATGTTTGGCAAAATATACAGGATCATCTTTACATTTTATATACTCTTCAATATCTTCCTTGGTAAACTCAACTTGAGTATTAGCCTTTTTTAAATTAGGATTACCAAGATAAATTTCACTTGATGTAGGCATTATTTTATACCATCCCCCTTACCAACATTAATATAAGTATCTGAATAATTTATATTAGATCTATAATAACTTCTTACTTGTGCGCTAGGATAAACCTTATCTAATGCAACTTGAACTTCTTGTCTGGTTGGTTGTTTAATTTCAGGAAAAAATAACTTCATTAATAAAGTCTTTCCTCTCCAACTAAAAAGAACTTGATACACATTTCCATTCTGAGTATCAATCCTTACAGCTTCTTTAACTGTATTAATTATTCTTTTTAATGGTTTATCCATCTTTTTTAAACTTTTTCTTTATTTAGAATAAGACCCATTAATGCTATAGGAATAGCAGCAGCTGCTCCTCCAATCAGAATAAATCCTATTTCTGTAATAATATTATCAATCATCCGCCGTTACCAGAAGAGCCACCACCGTTTCCACCCCCATTACCATTGCCAGAAGAGTGACCATTCCCACCATTATTGCCATTACCGTTCCCATTACCATTATTGGACCCATTGCCATTTTTATGATCATGTGCTAAATACCCTCCACGTCCTACATGATATCCTGCAGGAATCTTTTTGCACTTTTTATCAGTATAGCACCAATATTCTCCTTGTCCACATTTTTTAGTTGCGGATTCAGCTTCTTTTAAATAGGATTTAAAATCTTTCATACAGATATTTATGAAGTAGTATTTTGATTGGCAATAACGATAAAAGTAGCATCCCCAGTTTTCAAAATAGTAAACGAATATACATCATAATTTGAAGAACCACCGTCAGAAGGAGCTGATCCTCCAACCCAACTTTCAGTTACAGCAACTCCATCAATGGTGATATGATTAACATATGCACTAGAACTATTAACAGCGGTTATGCCTGTAACACTTAGAGTCTGTCCTACTGCAAGATCAGTATTAATACCAGCAGTAGATACAATATTTAATGTATTGTTAGTTCCACCTAAATTAGCTGAACTAAAATGAACATTTCCATTAGATATGTTAAGATCAGCACTACTACTCCATGCAGTAGTAGTTGAACTAAATGCCTCTACAAGAGTTCCAGTAGCATCAAAATTAGTTACTGTAGTGATTCCTGTTGCTTTTAAATTGGTGCCTGTAATAGTACCAACTGTTATATCTGGAGTTCCAGTCAATCCAGCAGCAGTTCCAGTTGTATTTTGATTGAGTGTAGGAATTCTAGCAGAATTAATAGTGCCTGTTGTAATATTAGCTGCATTAGCAAGATTAGTAGCAGTTGTTGCTGTACCTGTTAAATCACCAGTTACGTCTCCTACTACATCACCAGTTACATCACCAGTAATATTAGAAGTGATTGTAGCAGGCAATCTATCATCACTAACAGTACCAGTTAAATTTCCTGCTGGTAGGTTAGTTAAACTTGCACCAGAACCACTAAAGGTTGTTGCAGTAGCTACTCCACTAACATTAAGACCTGTTGAATTTACTGATATATCAATAATTCCATTACCTCTATCAACAAAGGTATTACCTACCCCAATAAAATTGAGAGTATTTACAGAACTAGCTACAGAAACTCCACCGGATTGAACTCCAACTGATTGGACTATATTACCAACAGTCTTAAAGTTTTTAGTTTGAATTACATCAGCTTCTGTTGCTGCAGTAACTAAGGTAATTTCCGAATCAGCACTTTCAGTAAAATCTCTTCCTTGTACTAGACGAACACCATTCCTATAGACATCAATATTGCCAGATGTATAACTATTACTCAAACTTAATATAGTAGTCCCACTAGCACCAACATTAAATGTTTCTTGCGATATATTGGTAGTAGGAAGGTACATATCTAATGTACCATTGCCAAGATCTTGATAAGTACCAAAACCAGAAATAAAGTTAAGAACTACTATAGAAGAACCTACTGATACTCCATCAGATCTAACTCCAATAGAAGCATCTACTAAACTTCCAGTTACTCTAAATGATTTCGTCTCTACTACATCTCCTTCTGTTGCTGCTGTGTTTAGAGTAATAGTATCAGCATCAGTTTCAGTATAATCTGAACTTCTTACTAATCTAAGACCATTCAAGAAAACATCAAGATTACCTGTGGTATATTCTTGACTTAAATTGAATATAGTAGTACCACCAGAACCAACAACAAAAGTTTGATTATCTATTGTTGTACTAGCTGCTACACCTGTTAATGCAGATCCATCACCCACATATGACTTTGCAGTTACAATACCAGCAAATAATCCACCACTCTGTTGAAGAGTAATACCAATTCCAGTAGCTGGAGGTCCTATTTGTACTCCAGTTCTAAATGTACTAAGTCCTAATACATCTTGATTGGTTACGTCTTCCCAAGTTACTGTTCCAGCAGCACTAATATTTCCATCTACTTCTATAGATCCACCAATATAAACACTCTTAGCAATTCCTATACCCCCAGCAAAGGTTACAGATGCTGCAGTAGTAGAAGTAGCATCAGTAGCATTAGTGAATGTTGCTGCCGTAGAAGTGATAATATTATCAGTAGATGCAACTCCAGTTAAACCTTCTCCTGAACCATGAAAACTAGTAGCAGTTATTATACCAGTGGTATTAATACTAACAGTAGTTCCTATTCCAACAGATGTTTGATTTCCATCTTGATCCGCAAACTCAATTTCTCCTTGTGAATCTTGTTTAATCGTTATAGTAGTTGCTGTACCAATAATAATTTCATCAACACCTTTAATTTGTTTTTGATCTGGATCAAGAGTAATAGATCCAGTACCAATAGTTAAGATACCAGTAATTCTTGTATCTCCAACAACATATAAAGAATATCCAGATTGTGCTGTATCTGTTGCAATACCAACAGACTTAGTGGTACTAATACCCACAGAATCAACAGCCCAAGTTCCTGCAGCTCCAGTAGCACCTAATTTCAAACTAGAAATTCCAGTCCATCCAGTACCAATACCAGAATAAATTAATAATTGACCATATCCAGTAGTTTGATCAAAAGTAACATCATCTAAATCTTTAATAAAAGCTGCACCACCTCCACCAATGCTGTATAATTGTTGTTGAACTCTAGAGACAAATAATTTATAACTCTTAGCTAACTTAGCTAATGAATCAAAATCCTGATCTATAGGTGTAAGTGGATCATCACCCTGTTTAGTTTCTGGATCTGGATTTAATACAGTAGCTTCATTTAATTCTTCTTTAATTTCACCAACAAGTTTATATAACTCAGCAATATTAACAACATGTCCAGAAACTTTATCTTCTAATTTAATTACTTCATTTTCAACGTTTAAAATATCATCTTCATAATATTTTGGCTCAGGAAGATTCTTTAGTTCTTCTTTTAATTGATTAACATATCCATCAATAACCTCTCTCAAAGCAGTCTGAGATTTATTATGCTCTTCACTAAGATCTTTTATTTTTCCCTCAATAGTTTGCTTAGATTCATTCAGTTTACTTAAAACGCTCTTTTTTAATTTTCTATCATCATCTTTAAATTGATCATGATGATCCCAAATTTTTACAGCAGCTTCTTTTAATTCTTCATATATCTTATCTTTAGTCTCTGAAAAAGTCTTCTTTATTTCATCAATTTCTACTCTTCTTTCAAAATCCTTAATATCAATTGTTTCAGTGAGTTCATGAACTTCTGAATCAATTCTATCTCCGACTAAATTAAACTTATCTTCTACCTTGATAAAATCATCATCTATAACGCTAAAAGTCTTCCCAATCCAAGAAAAATCAGGTACTTCATTAACTTCATTAACCCATTTTGGAAAAGTAGGAATACTCTGAGCTACTTCATCAATCCTTGTCTTTAAAGATTCCTTTAAAGATTCAATATCATCTTCATAATATTTTACCTCTGGAAGATTAGATATTTCTTCCTTAATGACATCAATACTTTTCTGAATAAAATTTATATCTTCATCATAATACCTTACTTCTGGTATCTCAGGTATTTCAGGTATTTCGGGTATACTTTCCCGTACTCCTTGAATATATTCAGTTAACTGCTCTAATTGTTCATCATAATATTTTATTTCAGGAATTTCTGGAATATCTTTTCTAACAGCATTAATTAAATGCAATATTTCAGTAAGATCGCTGGAAGTATCTTCTTTTTCTATTAATTCTTCTATAATTTCTTCTACAGTTTCCTCTTCTTCTTTTTCTTCTACAAAATCAGAAACTGATGGTAATTCCTCTTCTGTTAAAAAATCATTAACTGAAGGCAACTCATCTTGCTGCATTCCCTGAATGGAATTGTTATTATAATCTTCTATTGACGGTAAATTGTCTTCAGACATCTTATGAGTAACTAAAGTACTTCGGGATTTCTCTCCCGGTACTATTTAGATGTATTTTGACCTTTCAATAATTTTTGCAATTCTGCAGTAGAACCCACAAACAATGCATTATTTACTGTGGTTGGACCCTTTTGTTTTTCTTCTTCATTAACATCTTTCAATTTTTTCTGAAGATCCATTAATTTTTCAGTTGCATCAGAAACACTTTTGATCAACTGACCAGCCACTTCATATGCTCTAGGCATATCACTTTCTTGAGCAACTTCAAGAATACCATTAATAGCCTCTTGCCCCTTTTCTATTATACTATAAAGATTACCCCTAGTATACTCATAATCTTTTTCGATATCTGTTTTAGTAAGTCTGTCGGGTTTTTCTCTATCAACCCCCACAACTACCTCACTTTCATCTACTGTTACTTCGGTAGGAGTAACATTAAATTCTTTGTTCAATTCCTCATACTTTTCCATAAGATTTATTTAACTCACAGTACCATCAAATCCAAAGTCATCTCCAAACTGAATAAGATTACTATCCTCACCAATAGTACCAATTCCAGTAGAAACATCACTATAATTAATTCCCAGCACCTTAGCTCCTAATACATGGTTCTGAGGTGTAGTACTGTCTTGATTTCTCTTAACTGTAAGTTTGTTTCCGGAAACACCTTCAACAAACATTTCTTCAGTACCGATATAGATGTACTTATCTGCAACTATAGAATGTCCAGATTCAACATCAATAATTGTCTCAGTTAAGTTAACATTTTCAGCCAACAATCCTACCACATCACCAGTGTAATCTCTAGTAGCTCTTGGAAGAACAGTATAAGTGAGATCTCTATTGATAGAAGCACTGGTTCCTCTACCACCAGCAACATATCCAACAGAAACCTTTTTAATAATGTCTCCTGTAACATCTGCGATAGGACCAAAGACGTATGTCTTAGCAGTAAAGCTTAAAGTATAGATAAGTGCTCTTCTAGTGTCAAAGTTTCCTTCATAATCATCTTCCATTGTAATATTATCTAATTGAATAGGAACATCTCTTATTTCCTTCAAATTGCCCAAATACTTAATAGGAAGATTATAAGCTGGTTGAAAGAAAGGTAAAATCTGTTCAACAATTTGCAGCATATCATCATTTAACTTAGTCATGATAGACAATTCAAATCTCATGTTATAAGGGACTGGCATATAATTTTTCTTTATATTCTGTCCATCAGGAGTTTGATTAATAATTGTCTGAGTTTGAGTAGATTTTCTAGTAGGATCATATTGCAATCCTAAAAATTCAAATGACATTCTAGGAAGAGTCATTTGAACAGGCACATTTAAATCAGCTTCTTGCTGCATTCTAGCAAGAAACTTTTGAGTAGGTCCATATGCTAAAGGAACTTTTATATCGCCAGAATCTTTCTTGACTTGAATTCCATTAAACAAGGATCCAAATCCAATAATAACAGATCTAAAGATCTCGTTATAAAAATACTCAAACATTAATTTATACCTTGACTATATTACTATTTAACAAATTTGTTATGGAATTCCAAATGGATTCTTCTCAGTAAAGTCTAATATATCATCACCTTGATCCTGAATATTCTTATTATCTGCAAATGGAGTAGTAGTTAATGTTCCCTCCACATTAGTTCTAGCAGTGTCATAAGTATCAGTTACTCTCACAACATAAACTGCTCCAGACTCATTTCCTAATATTTGTTCACCATTACTCCAAGTACCATCAACTGAAGCTACTGAAAGTTTACTGCTATCTGCATTCCATTTCCTTACCCTAGCAGTAGTACCTGAAGTTTGTCCTGTTACTGTTTCATTATATACATAAGATCCTGTTCCTATACCAGTTGCACCAGGAGCAGCAATAGTAACAGTAGGTTCTGTAGTGTATCCAATACCAGAATTAGTAATATAAACTGCTGTTACAATACCAGCACTACTAATAGTTGCAATGCCTGTAGCAGTAATACCATCTATAGTAGTAGAACCTGCTCCTGCAATAGTAACTGTTGGACGCTCTACATATCCACCTCCACCATCAGTTACTGTAATTACTCCAACATGACCATAACTGGCAGTAGTAATACCTGCAGTTGCAGCAGCACCTACTCCACCTCCTCCTTCAGTTCCTATACCAATAACAACCCAAGGAGCAACGGTATATCCCGCACCAGCATTGGATAGTTCAATGGCAGAAATCTTTCCAGATTTTACCCCAGTAGCATTAACAAATGCAGTAGTAATAGATGCTACACCTACAGCAGTTATTCCCCCATCAGGTGCAGAAGAAAATCCAATTTTAGGTTGTGCAGTATATCCATTACCCATATTGGTAATATATACTTGACTTACTGCCCCACTTGCCACATAAGATGCTGTAGCAGTTGCTTGAGATACTGAAGTCAATAAAGTAAGTGTTTGAATATAACCTACTTGTTCTATTTCATCATCAATTGCTTCAATACCAGTATCAATGATTTCATCCTCATAACGGAAGAGTTCACATCTCAATTCATAAACATAATTCTTCTTGAGCATATAAAATGGTTGCTCATGCTCAACATACTTAATTTCAAATAATCTATCACCTAATGGAAAATAAATAAGGTCTCCTTCTTTGGGACGTTCATATAATTCAACATTAGAAAGACCTTTCATTAAAGGACTAATATATTCTTCATATCTTTCTCTAGAAATGATAAGAGTTAAATCATCCTTTTCCTGAATACCAAATTTTGAAAGAAGGGTTCCTTGTCCTCCATATCCTTCATAATTGTCTACATATGCCTCTATAGGATATGCATCATTGAATTCAGACTCTACTACTTCCTTAATTACTGTATTTTGACTTATATATTTGCGAGGAATATAATAAACTTCGACACCATACATCTTAATCTGCTCATTCATGAGCGATTGAAGTAAGGCTTGTTCTCCTTTAGAACCTTGAAGGAAGTAAGAATTAAGAGTCATGATACTTCACCTCAACCTATAAGATCAAGAGGTGGTAGTTCATAAGTACTGAGCATCTTTTCTCTAATTTCATCAATTTCTCTTTGGGCATCATCATAAATCTGTCTTCCATTGAATTCAATTCCACCAGGAAGTTTTACTCCTGTAAATTTAATTAGATTCTGACCCCACTGCCTTTTCATCAAAGCAGTACCATATCTCTTAAGGAAAGAATCATTCCACACTCCAGTAAAAGTACTACCTTCTACTGCTCTCCAACAATCAATGATAAGATATTCTCCCACATTTAATTCATCCCATCTCACATCCAAATACATCCTATCCATTCTCTGATTGAATCGTATTTGTTTATGAGTATTCAATAAGAAATTAAGAGTCTCCAAATAACTCATAGCCATTGAATAACTCAATAAATCAGTTTGTCCCCAATAATAAACATCATTAAGAAATAACTGATATTTAAAACTGAACATATTAGAACTGTTCAGTGATGATGCTTCATCATACTGAAAAACTTTATTAATTCCAATAATATTGGAGGGAATTTGCAAGTAATTATTATTTTCTTGATACTCAAATTGAGTAGTAACTCCCACAGTATGATCTACTGTAGTAGTGGTTATTCCTGTTGCTTTATTTAAACCTTGACCTCTATCAATATCATCTTGAGTAACTTTATACTTCAAATAAACTTGAGCAACCCCATCAAAATGTCTCTCGTGGAAATACTGCAAAGCGTCATCAATTAAATCTTCACATTGCTCCTCAGAAATATTAATTTCCAACACAGGAGCACCTAATTGCCTAAGGCAATATTGCTTAAATTCTGATCGTGAAGCAGGCTGCGCCATGTTATATTACTACTATTTTTATATTTATGGTGCGGAAGAAACTCCTCCTTGGACTAAAACATTCCCAGTGACAATCCTATAAATGGTAGAAGCACTTCCAACTCGAGTAAAGGTAACAGCAGTTCCAGGAAGTATTTCTGAACTCGAAGTAGATGCACTACCAATAGTGACACTAAGAGTAGTAGTTGCAATTCCTACAACAGGTTCATTACTAATTGCTGATCCAACAGAGATTGAATCCCCAATTGCCACATTAGTAACTTTATTAAGTGTAAAGGAAGTAGTACCAATACTAGCAGTATTACCTACAGCAACAGAAGTAAACAAAACATCTGTTAGTGTAGAAACTGAATTTGAAGCAACTAAAATATCATAGACATATCTTCCTTCACTCAAATTGCCTGTAGCTGTAGAACCTAATGATATATTAAATTCTCCTCCAGCTTCACTAGTAAATCCCACAGTAAAAGTAGCATTAGGAAATGCACTAGAACCTACAGATACAGATTTAGTCATCTGTGAAGATCCTGTATATCCTGTAAAATCAAAATTATTTTTATTATTTTTTAAAACTTTAAAAGTAGATTTAAAGTTAGCTCCAGTATTAATCGTTACATTAACTGGATATGCTATTCCAGTATCTGGATCAAAGGTAATGGTGTTATTAATTGCCATTTTACTTGTCTAGAAGAGTTTGAATCATGGACTTAATATCATTTAATTCATTCTCAAGGCTAGCAATTCTCTCTTTGTCAGAAAGAAGTTTTTCCCTATTAGCAACATATGCTTGAAAATCATGATTATTTTTATTAATGATAGCCTGAGAATGACTATCTCTAAACAATCCTTTATGATCTTTGACTGGTATTAAAGCCATATTATGCTAATGCTATAGTTCTTAGATTTTTGAATTGAGGAACAATTGCCTGGTTGGTACTTGTACCAATGATCTTAATTCTATAAGAACTAAATGGAGGAATGTTATCAGCAGTAAATTTGTACTCCTTAAACATATTCAAAGTTGGTGAAGCAGTAAATAGATCCACTTTAGTTATTTTAGTATCAGATTGTCCATCATTAGCAGAATTGCTAAGAACCACTCCTTCTCTATCTGGATCTAGATTATTAAATCCAGGGAATGGAACAAATGATACCTGATCAACTGTAGTATCTTGATTAAGAGCATAAAATACTCTTACATCATTATAGGTAGAAACATAAGCATCCAAGTATACCTGTATAGAAGTAGCAGGATTTTCTAATACAATGTTCTTAGTAACATAGAAGAATCTATTTGGATCATCAGTAGTAGTATTCACCTTCATATTGGTGGCATAATTTTCTACTGGTGCATTAACTCTCTGAGAAACAAAGACCAATGCAACTTGATCCAGATCCACTGATGGAGTTAATCTAGAGTCCTCTGATACTAGATTTAGATTCATAGTAAGTGATTTATTTCCAGGCAAATCAGTTAACAGTGTTGTCTCATTAATACGAGAAGCAACTAATCTTGGACTATCAAAATAATTTTCTTGACCAAAAGCGATTCCTTGGAATCCCTTATCTGCAAATGCAGCTTCAGTACCACTGATACTTTGACCTGAAGTAGTTCTTACGGAAGCATTAATAGTTGTTCCAGTAGGAGTCATACTATTAAAGTTAGGAATAATCATTTCAAATGGTACATTATAAGTACCCTTGGACTTGCTGCCACCGGCAACTGTTTTTGCATTAAACTTGAGTTCTGCAAAGTTTCCAGTACTGCTTCTATTAATACCATAATCGGTATCAGAAACATCTATTTTAACATGATATGAATCTAAAGTAATTGGGTCAGTCTTAGTAACCTCATTAAAGTTATGTGATTTATTAATTCTTCTTAAAGAAACACCACCTAATTCATATTTGTAAACTAAATCAGTAGCAGCATGAGATTCTGTAGGACTATCATCTATGCCTCTAGTAATACCAGTTAAAGTAG